TTTTGTAATTCTTCTTCATTCATTTATTGTATAGTTTATAAATTTTTAAACATATGTAGACAAAGGTTGCTAGCCCTACCAATACTCTTACAGCTACTGGCAACCATTCTATCCATGTAACTGTTATTCCACTTAAACTTGCCATTAAAATTCTTGACATAATTCTCCTAAATTTATTGGAAGCACACAGCACACTAAATAAGAGAAGGTTAGTATGTTAGATTTAAACAACAACTTTGAAGATTGTTTCTTGTTTGTTTGTTTTTTCAGCTGACTTTGCATTGTATGCTTCCAAATTTTTATCAATTTCATATCCTTTATTACTTACATTTTGTAGGTCTACTTTTATTCCATCTCTGTTTCCATTGTTATAAAAGATGTAACAATTCTGAGATGCCCTACCTGTTAAATTTAAAGCCTTTTCAGAGTAATCATTTGCACCTACCATACTGGAGCTTCTAGAATAATTATCTCCTACTCTTGCTGAATGAACGTGTCCAAATATTGCATAATCTATATTTATGCCTTTAGCTGAGTATCTGCCCATGATTTGATTAATTGCTTTTTCTATTCCACCTCTCAATCCACCATGTCCATGTAGTAACAATAAGTTCTGACCTGCTACATTTACTACCATCTCACTAGGATCACCATCTATAAAATGTACTTTAGAATCTTTAAATAAGTATCTTAGGCAATTATAAATAGTGTAATCATAGTTGTCAGTAGCTACTACATTACTCCAACCTAGTTCTTTGTTGGCCCTACCTTCATTCCCAACTACACTTGCAACAGATACATTAAAATCTTTATTCAAGTCAAGTATTACTTGTTGCATAATATCTACAGATAAGAAAGTAGCCTTAGCCCTGTTTGTAGCTTGGTTTAGCAGTTCATCTAACCTTCTATCAGAATTAAGCAAATCTCCTGTTAAGGCCACTACTACGTTGGTTATATTAGCATTCTTAAAGTATTGTTTAGCTTTTGCTACAAAATATTGACATCTTTGTGATGCAACCTTAAAATCATACTTGTTATTTTGCAAATCCACTAATTCATTAAAATGGACATCACTAAACTGTATTACTCCTGCTGCTTTATTACTACTTTTATACTTTCTAGTTATCTTGTGTAGTTTATAATTTTCAAAAAGCTTTTTTAATTCTTTGCTGTATTCTTCTACAGCATTTTCAATTCTTGCATGTTCTCTAAAGCCCTTTCTTTCTATTCTAGTAACATCTTGGGCTTTTTGTTTTTCTTTCCTATATCTTACATTTTCTCTTACTAAATCTAAATCTGTTATAGGAAATACTGTCCTGCATCTACATCTCTTGCACTTGTATCTTTGTTTACCATGCTCTATGCCACTCTTTGTTAATTGTATACTATAACAGTTAGGGCAACCAAGCCTATCTTGCATATTTCATTTGGTCTGATAGTTTCTTTGCTCTATTTGGTGTCTGCCTAGCCCATTTGCTATCAAGCATTTCAGCACTAGCAGATCTATAGTCCTTCCTCATGATGTGGTCTATAGTTTTAGAGAATTTAGATACACCCTTTACACCAATCTGATAACACATTTCTATAATAACATCTTGCACTTCTTCAGGGCAATCTTCTAGGAATGGGAATTGGTGATGTACTCTTAATTTAAGTTCTGCTAGTTTTCTTTCTAGAATCATATCACAAATATCTTCACCTAGCACTAAATCTTTAATGGCAAAACCATAGCCTATAGTGTCATAACCTTCTGTACACTTATAGACTTTAGATCTGAACCCTTCTGATAGTTTAATGTTTTCTATTAGTGACATTATCCTGCAGATTTAGAATATTTTTTAGGCTGTGCATCTGATATAATAGTAACACCACAAGCAAGAACTGCTGCATTGGCTGCAAATATTTTGTCTGTTGCTGCTTTTCTTATTATAACAGTATCTAATCCTTCTAAACTAAAAGTACCAATATCTGTTCCATCAGATGTGTTTAATGTTACTAAATGCTCTGTTCCTGCAGCTGCAGAATTGTATAGCCTGACAAATTCACTAGAGCCTACATTTGAAGAACCTGCATCATCTGTTCCCAAAGCAGCTTCTGTAGTTATTGGTGAGAATATAAGCATAATTATACACCCTCCACTTTGCAACCTTTAGATTCATACATTTTTATCTCTGCATCTATTAAGCTATCTCTTTTGATTACATTACCATTAGGCTTTGTAATTTTGTAGCTTATTGCTTTTACTTCTTTCTTTACTTCTTTTTTTACTTCTTTCTTTTTATCTGACATTATTTATTCTCCTTGAATAACATTACCTTTATCATCAAAACTTACACCACCAAAGATGCCTATGTTATCTACACCTTTTCCTTTTTTATTTCTTTCAATTCTGTCAGAAACCTCTTGCACATAATCCATATATTTCATTTTCTTGCCTTTATAGTATGCTTGTTGTCCTTTATCTTTATTCTCAACAAGTTTTAGTTTTTTGTCAGGATCAAGCTGACAACCAAAGGTCTTATTATTTAGGTTTCCTATATCTTTTTTATTGCTTGACATTGTAAGTAAAAAGGTGGCTTTTACACCACCTTTTCCTTTATCTATTATGAGATTTCAGTATGTATTTCTACACCATGTAAATCAACTAATTCAGATACTGCCCAATATCCATTGGCTACCAAATTAGTAGATGCACCTAGCTCATTTCTTTCAGTTTTCAACTCTATGAAGTTTCCACCACCAAAATCAATGAAACCTACACCTATTGCAGTTTTTGAATAGATAGCACCTTTCTTTCTACCTGTAGCACCATCAATTACTTGAGGTGATGTATAGAAATCAATACCTGCTAAACTAGTCACAAAACCTGCTCTGTAGAATTGGTCACCTACAAAACTAGCACCACCATGTGCAAATGCTCCAACACTTGAAGCTGTTGCTGTTGTAGCTAGCTCATTAGATAAACCAAAAGAGCCATACATTTGTTGTGGATGAAGAACTGCTGAGTAAGGTCTTGGAGCATCATTAGTTTCTAAAGAAGCTACTGCATCCATTATATCTAAAAACCTTAAACCATCATCAGTACCCTTAGATGTTGCAAAACCATCAAATAATGCACATATATTAGCGTCCATTTCTGCTGCTACTGCATTACCTAAAACCTGTCCTGCATTTACCATTAAAGCATCTGCATTACCATGAGCTGCTAAGTCAGTAACTCTTGCATTAATGTGGTTTCTTAATACTTCCACATTAGTTGCAGCAGTTGTAATGCTAGTTGCTGCTACTTCTGTATCCTCATCTCCTGTAGCCTCATTAGTTACATCTGATACACCTAGTTTTGCATATACTGGGAATTGAACAACATTAGATCCTGCCTGTGCTGCTTGTAGTGAGACAGTGCTAGGAGTTACTGCTGCTTTGTTGAATTGTACTATTGCTGCTGCAATGGTTTTTCCTAAACCACCTGCTGCAACACTTACGTCTGTATTTGCCATTTTACAGTTTTCCTTATATTACACATTCTTTCAACTGCTTATAGCCTTCATTTTGAATGTGCTGCTATTTAAAGCCTGTTATTAAATTACTTAATGTAACCTTGAACATTCTGCTCTAAATACTTTTCAGCACCTTTAGGGTCTCGCATTGCGAACTCTTGTATGCTATCATAACCACCAAAGTCACCTTGAGGTGCATTTGAAGTAGCTCTGTTTGTATTTGTAGGAACAGAATTTACTTTAGTTACTTTATTTACATACAACTCTAGTTTGTCAAGTGATAGTCCTTCTGCAATAGATTTGTCAGTATCTTCTGTTAAAGTTTCCATTAAGGAATTTCTCTTATTAGACTTGTACTCCTCGTATTCCTTTACAACAACTGAGGACTTTTCTAGTTTAGCATTAGCTTCTTCAAGAAGTGTTTTATATTCACCATTCTTTTCTAACTGCTTCTGCCTAGCTGATTCTTGGTCTGCTCTAAACTTATCTAATTGAGATTGAAGATCTGTTACTTGAGATTTATAATCATTCTTCTGAGTATTTACCTCATCAAATCTTGACTTAGGGATTGCATCTGATACATTGTTTTGACTAGCTTCTGTGCTAGGTTGATTTACCTGATTTGCTTCAGTTTGAGTTGTGTTATTTTCTGACATTTGAACCTCTTTTGTGAGTAATTAGTTTATAAAACTTCGATATAATTTAAACAAAAATACTTACTATCAAACATTTATTTCTTCTTACCTATAGTAATAGTGTGTTTTCCTTTAGGCATTCTTCTTTTGAGTTCTTTGTTAAATGAAGGCATAACCTTCTTAATTACATTAGGATTGATAGGGTATTGTCTGCTTGTTAAAATTCTTTTATTTTTTCTTAACCATTCAAGTTTGTTTGCATGAGATACCCAGCCTATGTAAATAGCATTATCTCTTACACTAAAGCTAGAATCAGTATCTAACATTAAATCACCTCTAACTACAGGTGCAGTAGAATTTTCATAACCACCCTGCACAGATGTTTTTCCACCCATAACACTTATGCTGCCTGACTTCTTTTGTTTAGCATAGCCTTTAGAGTATTTAGGAAAACTTCTACCATCTGCCATTTTAGGATTAGATTTATCAAACGTTATCTTTCTGTATTCATTTACAATTATAGCTTCAAATAAACTTAGTGACTTTGTGTCAAATAGTGGAGTAGGTATTTTAAATCTTTTGCCTGTTTCTTTAGCCATTAATTCTTATCTCTTAATTCTTGTGCACCTTTAGGATCATGTCCAAACTTATCTTGAACTGCTATCTCCCACTTATGCCTACAATTATAGCCACCACCATTAATAAAAGAATCCTCCCAACCTTGTGCAATAATCTCATCTTTAGTCATTTCACCTGCTGACATATATTCTAAGCATTCAGGTCTAGTTTTATCATCTAATGCACCTATATAAACATATTTAGTTTCTTTAGGCATTTTATCTACCATTACCTTAGTAACACTTCTGCTATATTCATTCATTGATGTATCTATTAGAGTTTGTAATTGTCTAGGGCTTAATGCTCCTTGTCCTTGTACTGCTTCTAATACAGTTTGTACTGGAGTACCTGCTATAATGCCATTAACTACTTCTTTTTTGATTATCTGAGCCATACTGTCTAATTGGTTAAGTAAAGAGCTTGTGCTGTAGTTTTTTAGTGCCTGTAGGGTTTCTTCAGATAGTGCTGCAAAGCCTTGTATTGTCTGTAGCATTACACCATGAGAAGCATCATAGATATTAATAGCATTAGCTGACTTTGCTCTTACTATTTCCATTACATTTAAATCTTCTATAAATACTAAGAATTGTTCAGCAGTCTTTTGCCCTTTTAGTTTGTATAATTGTTCTATGGTTTCTTCTTGTACTTGTAGTAATATCTCTGTTACAAGCTCTGAGTTCTGTTCTATAAATAGTTGATCTGACATTAAGCCATCTACTCCCATCTACACAGGTTTAATTAATTCTTGTAAAAGTGAACCTTCAGGTGATTCTTCTTCTACTGCTATCTTACCTCTTTCTTGTAAATATTCTTGTGCTGTTTCTCTTGAATCAAATCTGTCAGGATCTTTCTGCATTAGTATATCTGCCTCATCAATTAAGCCTTTGGATAGTTCCCATTCCCACTTATCTCTTTGCTCTTGGTCAGATAACACTTCCATGCTTTCTTCAAAATCTATTTTCTCAAGTTCTCCTGCATCTTTACCAAAGTCAACAGCTATCATTAGCCTTTCTAGTTCAAACAACTGCTTCTCTATCTGCCTCCACTTAATAACATCAGATATTCTTTCATCAGTTAGCTCTTGGTTTCTTAGCTTAATAGCTACACCTGATTGTGCAACAGTTCCTTCAACAAAGCTAATGTCTATGTGGTAATTCTGTGCTAACATCTTATAAGCAGTAGTAACTGCACTTGTTATTGATTCTACTGTGTTAGGTGGGCTTACTAGATTCATAGTACCATCTGCACCTAAGAAGCTAATCTTATCAGGCCCAACATCTAAATCATCTTTTTCTATCATGCTTCCATTTACATAAATATAACCAAATGATTGGAACATTATATTGGCATTCTTATTAGTTTCTGCTACATTGATAAGCAAATTAGTTTGTATTAAATCAGAGCTTGCATCTGTGTCTAGGTAGCTTGATTCAGGCTTTCCATCTCTCCAACACTCAACAAATGGCAATACACCATAAGGATTAATCATGTCAGGGTTAAGCTCATCTGTATAGATCTTTCCATTGTTGTCAAATGTATAGGTATTTTCTTTATCCCAGTACACATACAGTTCAGGAGTATCATCAAACACAGTATCTCTGCTAGCTATAGG